TTTATTACGAGCATTGTCATGAGACAGTGCTCTTTTTAATTAAATTAAAAGGAGATGTTGAGTAATGGGACACATTGTAGATATTTCAAAATGGAATGGTGATATCAATTGGGCAGTAGCAGCACCACAATTAGATTTAGCTATTTGTCGAGTTCAATATGGATCAAACAAAGTAGATGAGTGGTATAAGCGGTATGTAGCTAAATTAGAGGAGTATGGCATTCCGCATGCTGCTTATGCTTATGGATGCTATATTTCCGTTAACGATGCAATTAAAGAAGCTGATGATTTCATGGCTCGTACAAGCCAGAACGCTAAGTTTCTTGTATTAGATGTAGAAGATGATACATTACAATCCTGTGGAGCTAATAACCTCGCAACGGCATCTCAAGCTTTCATTGATCGTTGTAAATCAAAAGGTTGGAAAGTTGGCTTATATCTAAGTCATCATATGTACGAAAATTATGGTTTAAGTGGATTGAACGCTGATTTTCTATGGATTCCACGATATGGTGGTAATAAACCTAAATATGCGTGTGATATTTGGCAGTATACCGAAACTGGTCATGTTCCTGGGATCGGTAAATGCGATTTGAATTATCTGGTTGGTAACAAAGATCTTAATTGGTTTATTGGATACCCCGTTCAAGAAGTACAAGCTCAAGAAGAAGCATATCGTGTTCACATTGGGGATTTCGACTCTTTACAATGGGCAGCTGATGTAGAAGCAAAAGTGAGAGAACTATTCCCAAACTATGGTGTGTGGGAAGTTTGTTTGGAAGGTTCCGCACATCGCATTACTATTGGCGATTTCAACTCAAAAGAATGGGCAGATGAAGTGCTTTCTAAGTTGAAAGAAATGTTTCCTAACTACGGTGTATGGATTCAAAAACTATAGCAAAGAGCCGGCTCCTTCGTGGAGTCGGCTCTTTTTTTATTTACATCCAAAAATCATCATAATAGACGTCTTTATTTGTTAATTTCTTCAATGCTTTAATAATCTTTTGTGCATTTTTCATAGTTGGTGAAAATTTATCTCCTTGGCATACACGACTGATAGTAGACTTACTAACTCCACTTCTTTCTGCTAATTCTTGTTGAGTAATTTTGTTTTTCTCCAGAAAATTGGAGAGCTTTGACTTTCTCCCTTTACCAGAAATAAGCCATCTCATCTTAATCACTCCTGTTTTTAAGTTCTTAGTACAAGAGTGGTCAAAGATTTCATTTTTTAAACATCCCGAAAATAGGAATTCTAAACATCATGAAAATCTTCTTTTCAATAAGGACAACTTTTTTCCCGGTTCTTCGGCATAGAACTTCATATAGTCACACATCAAAATATTAATCAATTTATCTGCTGTGTATCCATGTCTGGGGAATAAGTTAGCCATATCAGAGAAAAACACTTCAATCCTGCGCAAAGTCTTTCTATCAATCTTTACTGTTATTGTTCCGTATCGCTCATCATCTTCATTAAATTCTAATTCATGTTCTGTATAGTGTTTCTTACTTTCTAGAATTTGAAATAGCTGTTCCATACTATTCTTAGATCGTATATGCTCAAGAAAATCTTCTACAAGTATTTCAGCAAGATCACTAGCATCACATTCACAATTTTCTTCTTCCATATCCTCAATGATAATACTCATACGGAAAAGATAGATTTTTAACATCTTAACTTCAAACTTATATTTCTCTTTTAAACTCCATTCAATTTTTGCCTTCTCCCACCAGTTTTTAACGCTCATAAGTTGAATTTCTTTAGTCATGATGTCGTACTTGCTATACATATATCACACCTCACATTGTTTTTAATGCAAAGCAAAGAATACGTGTTGCTGCTGCTCTTTGTGAAACTCCCCATTCAATCGCTAATTGGACAAGCTTAGAATGTGTTTCCTGCTCCAATTTCGCATGAATGTACTTTTTAGTGTCTTTATATTCGTATGCATGTATTTCGCTTATATAATCGATTCTGAGGTGTTCTGTGATTAATTTAGACATGTATTGTGTAGTTGTAATTCCTTGTTGGAAGGCTGATGTTCTTATTAATTGTCTTTGTATTTCGTTTACGGGGATTTTTACATCTTTTTTCTTATCAGAACGAGTTTTACGAGGTTGTAAGTTTGTTATAGTAGTAGATTTTCTAGAAGGTTCGAACATAGGGTTAACATTTGTCATGATGCTCCCCTCTTTCGAAAATTCACCTCCTCCCTCTCTTTTATCTCAGGGACACTTTTCCATAATTCCATTATTCCATGAAAAAAAGAGGTAGGAGAGAGGAGGTTATATATAGTTTAATTCTTTTCTAACATAATCATTTACCAGTCATTTAATCCTGCGATTAAGTTCATTGCACTATCTACAGCATCATCAGAAGGCTTTTCATCTTCGCCTGCATCGTTCTGTACACCATGAGTTTTAATGTTGATTAACAGTTTTTTCACTAATTCAATTGGATCATCTTCTCCAGCTACTTCAGAAAGAACTTGATACATTTCTAAACGTTTTTTAACTTGCTTGTTAACGTATCCTTTTTCTCCTTCGCCTTCTTGTTCCAATTTCACAATTAGGTTATAAATTGTTTTGTCTTTCTTTGGGTTAAGCTCAATTTGAAGCTTTTTCTTTTGTAAGTTTGTCAAAGACATCACATCCTAAATGGTAGTATCCTAATAGGTTAGCTTCTTGACCATTTTCCAAAACCGTAAATGTTGGGTATTGTTCTTGTTTCTTCTCGATACGTTTCTTGTGCAGTGCAGCCATTCCGCCAGTCCATACAATTTTATCGTACACCGCTAAATTAAATTTTTGAGAAACTTCACGAAGTGCTGCTTCAAAATGACGCTGTAGTTCAGCATCAACATTTTCAGCTACGTCCTTGTGAGTGTATAAGTCGTATAGAGAGCCGTTATACTTATAGCCATTCTCTAAGATGTAGTGCATGTTAGAAACGCTTAGATCAGGAGTTTCGCCGATGTTATCGCGAACGATTTGTTCAATAGTCATGAATGCTTTCTCACAGCCTAATTCAGTTCCTAAACGATCGATAACAGCATTACCAGACATATCAGTAACATCGAATGTACCAAAACCACCATCGATAATAAGGATGCGATCTTCTTTTTTGATGATGTCTTTTTTAACCAAATAATATTGCGTCCCGACAGGTTGTGGAATTACTAAGCATTGTTTTACTTTGATTGTGATTAATTCACCATTTACTTTAACAGCCGTTTCTTCCATAGCTACTTTTTGCAATGACTCACGTTGATTTCCAAAATGAGATACCGGAAGACCAGTAACAAGTAACGGGATAGTAACACTTTTCTTAAAGTCTTTTGCAATGAATCCGAATAATTGTTTCTTAAATATTGGGTCCTCATAACGCTTCGCTTTGTTCTCTCCTAAAGCGCGCACAAGTGGAAGTTTAGACTTTCTTGCTTCCTCCCCTATGTAGTATGAAAAGTCAGTGTTTGTTAATTCGATTTTCGTAAATTCAGCTTCATTGTAATAATCATCTACTGGCGCTAGTACCGATAATTCTGTAATAACATCAGCTTCTAATGCTTTATTTTTCTTAGAAGCACGTTTTGTAAAGCCATTTCCTAAGTCAATCGCGTATGGATTCCCTAAAATCATATTCATTCCCCTTTCAAAACCAATGGTTAATCATTGATATCTTTGATTCTAACAGATATTTACGCTCGTTTTCAATGAAATATACCAAAATCAATAAATTAATCATTGGTTATTCATTGATTATAAGTTTGCGAGGTTGCTATTCTTCGCAAAGGGCTTCGCTAAACCTGTAAATTACATACAGCGAGGTAAGGAAGACGAGTGCTTGTCTTCCCCAGAATTCGTTAAAACTCCCTATAAACCGAAAAAATCCATTAATACAACAGATAGAGTACGTGAAATTTTAGTTATTTGGGGTTATCCGAAAATAGATAACCCATTATCTTTTATATTTCTTTAACTCTTCTTCTAGTCGTTTTCGTTCTTCTTCTAATTTTTCGTTTTTAGAGTTGTCTTGTTTTATATTTTGTTCTTCTTGATCATGCAACCATTCTGGAGTTAATTCTTTTCTTTTCGATTGTTTATCAGTTATATCGTTAATTTGCTTGATTTCTGTCTCTACAGCTTTTTTAAGGTAGTCTCTAAATCTTCTTGGTTTTGCATCTATAACTCTTTTAACAACTAATTTATATGTAGTGTCATCAATCAATCCGTCATAAAGTTCTTTAACTTCATCAATGATCTCTTCTCGTGTTTTACGCTTATTGTGATTGATTGATTTGTTATCTTTTTCTTTTTTAATTATTTCTTTTTCTTTTTTCTTTTTAATAGTTGTGTGTTTTCCGTCTGACAAGTTATGTGAATTCACGTTATCCAGTTGTGTGTTTTTCACATAACTGGTTGTGTGCACAACTTCTTCTTGTTTTTGTGTATGCGAGAAACCTTGTTGTACTAAGGCTTCCCGCAATTCTACATTGTCTTGCACAAGTTCCAAGAAAATCTTAGTTGTGATGTGGAAGTGACGACGTGCAGGGACACCAAATCTTTGTACAATGATGTATCCGTTGTTCACGAGAAGTTTAATTGCTTGTGCTTGCGCTTCTCTTTTTAGAGTTGTTTCTTCTTCAATTGTCTTTTCTGTTAAGAAGAACCACGACAATCCATCACGTTCTATAAGCATCCCTTTATCTTTAAATGATTGATAAGATGACAACACTTGTCCAAATAAGGCAGAAGCATTTAAACTCGTTTTTCTAGCTAACTCTTTATTCACGTTTAAAAATCCAGTTCCATTAAGCAATTGATATATGTTCATAACGCAAAAAATCCTCCATTTTCCTCCCCGGCTTAAAATTGGGTACAGGAAAGTAGAGGATTTGTATTTACGTTTTTTTGAAGTTATGATACTATCAATATAGATAGCAACAACTAAATAACGTAACTTACAAAACCTCTGCTTTTGGAAGTTTTTAGAATGGTGACCTGGCGACCAACCTATCAACCATCTAAAAAACTGAGCCGGGGGTTTTTTAATTTTATATAAAGTTATTTGTTTGAAAATCTATGTATCTACCCTCAATCTTAACAGAAGATTGACGAAAAAAGAAGACAAAAAGAGAAGACACTCGAAATGAGTGTCTTATTTTAATCCAAATTGCGCCTTATTTGTAAGCTTACCACCTTGGAACATAAAGTTAGCATTTGCTCCTGATGTGCCTTGACCTTTCCACATATACATGACTGTGTAAAACTCTGTTCCTTTATCTCCACTTTCAGATAAAACTTCACCATCGCTACCAATGATTTCTTTTACTTGATCATATGTCATACCGTTTTCAATTCTGTCAAACTCATCTTTAGATATTGTTGGTTTCCCAGCACTAGCTCGTTTTTTGTTTTCTTCATCAGCTTTTTGTTTTTCTTCTTGAGCTTTTTTAACATTAGCAGCAACTATTTCATGTTCCTTTTCTATGTATTCAGGAACAGACATATTGTACTTCTGAGCCATTTTTTCAAAATGTTCCAATACATCCTTATCCTTTGAATCTTTAAGGTCAGTTGGTTCATAAGACTGATATTTCACATTGTATTTGTTGTAAATCTCCATGTTTACATTACGACCATCATCCATTTTTAAAGCTGTTTCCTTTGGCTTTTCTTCTTTCTTAGGAGCTTTTTCAACTGATTTATTATCGTTTTGAGAAGTTTTTACATTAGTAGAAGCGGCTTTCTCTTCTTTCTTATCAAAAATCGCGCTAATTGTAGCAACAGTGATAAATAAATACACAGCGATTGCTACAACCATTTTCCATTTAGTATTAGATCGGAACCCAAGTATTTTATTGCGGAACTTCCTTTGAATTAGGTGTGTTTCAAGATTTGTGTTGTTTTTAATAAAACTCTCAATCTTTTTGCCGTCTTCTTTTGCTGTAAGTTCAAACGTTTTATTTATACCTTTGAATCTGAATATAGATTTTATAGCAAAGTGATCAATTGTCACATTGTCATAGTCTGAAATTTGATGTGTAACTAAGCTAACAACATCATCAATACTTTTATCATAATCAAAAAGTTGAATGTGGTCTTTTGTGATAGTAGCATATCCTGATTTACTCTCTTCAAATCCAGCTCTGATGATAGGTGTATAATTTTGATATCTTCTAGCTATCGCTTGTTTAGCAAGTTTATCATCACTAGGCTTTTTCTCGTTTTTATCTTCTGCCATTTTTAATTGTTCCCTCCAAAATGCAAGATTCTTAAACAAGCATAACAAATTCAGTTACAACTATTTTGTCATATTGTGTCGAATAAATTAAAAAAAGAGAGCAATTTGCTCCCTTACCACAAATGGTCAAATTATGTAAAATTTTACCACTATTAATTGGAAAACTTTTCTTCTACAATGTACTTAAATCAGAACGTTTCTTGGTTATCCCTAATCATTTTGACGAACAACAACACCTGATTGCAAAAACGCTCTTTCTGATCTTCATCCAACACCCCATATGTCGCTTGAGTTTCAGAAATGACCTTTTGTATAGGCTCGTCTTGGAATTCGTTAGAAAAGCCAACAAGAACGTCTAACGATACATTGAAGAAGGAGGCGATACTAATCAAAGTTTCCAAATCTGGTTGAAACCTGTCGGTTTCCCAATTCTTTATTTGGCTTTGACTCAAATTAAGCCTTTCAGCTAATTGCGTTTGAGTTAAACCACGCGATTTTCTTAAATGTTTTAAAGTTTGTCCAAAGAGTATCATAATAATAAAGTATAAATATTGAACTATCATACTACTATAATTAGTCGTTTTATTAACTTATTTAAATTAGGAAGTCGTTTGGTGACTAAAACGGAAAATAAAAATAAGAACTTATGTTCTCTTTTTATCGAATTGGTGGTAAAATATTCATGTGAGGTCTTTCGATATGGAAATGTATAATTGCATATTTTATTCCGCGGAAGATAAGAAACGTTGATATATAGCGTTTCTTAAACTTTCTCAATATTTATCTGATAACTCCATGACCGAATATTGGGAAATTTGTGTTATTATGAAAGTAACTAAAAAACGGACGCAAAGAAAAGACCCACGGTGTAAGTAGTGTTGGACGCACTCTTACACTGCCCCCTAAGCCAGCTAGGGAACATTGTCGCGGATCTTGTTCATACATATTATAACACACCTTAGATTGAGAGTGACACGTTTTCCTTTATATGTAATAAATTGGGGTTTACGTGTCTTTTTGTCCATGAGGAGGACAAAGATTGTGCAAAAGGTATTAGCTAA